GCAATAGGAAATGCTATAATAGCACCAGTTGGTACTCCAGTACCAGTAAAACTTACAGTATAAGTTTCATTAGCACCTGTGTTTCCTTTTGTTAAAGTAATACCATCTCCAGCTAACAATTTCTCATTCAAATACCCACTTGTAGAATCAGTAGATGAGACTTTAGTTTTACTTGAATCTACAGCTTTATCTATTGTTAAAACTCCTGTAGTTGCATCAATTGTAGCCCATCTAACCCAAAGTGTATTAGCAGAATTCCTCATATACATAACTGCTGGTGAAACTGAGGTGTCAACTTTAAATTGATAAGCATAGGTTATGGCTGGATTTCCAACACCACTATTATTAGAAGCTAATGATTGCAATGCAGCATTTATAGCTGCTCTCATTGTTTTTCCAGCATTTGCATCTGACACAGAAATATCAAAATCGTGTTGCATTTATTCCTCCAATTAATGTCCTTTTACTTCCCAATCTATTGTTCTATCAACACCAACACTAGCATTTTTAATAGTTAGGGTAAAACCAACAGTATCCATAGATTCTAAATTGTAGTAATCTCCTTCTTGTGCATCTTGTATAGTAATTCCAAATTTAGGTTTATAAAAATAAGGTTTTGTAAAACTTTTATGAATACCAGTAGAATAACACATTATATCTTGTTCTGACTCTGTTCTTTCTGGAACATCTATTTTAAAACTCAAATCAGTTACTAATGGGTATTTAGTTGTATTATCTGTATACAATTTTAATCTAAATTTATATGCCATTGCTCTAAAATCGCCAATTAGAAAGTTTTGATAATCTGCATTATCATAACAAATGTCTTCTTCCCAAGTATCTCCAACTACTGTCCAAGTTCCTAAAGCTTCCCAATAATTAAGATAATCACTACCAGTTATAGGTTTATTTGAGGCACTGGATAAATGAGTTTTCTTACATTTATATTTAATATTATCAGTTCCTTGAACACAATCAGCATTCCATTCTATCCCATCTTGTGATAAGGCTATTTGAGGTTGAACGCCAACTCCAGTCACAAAATCTCCATCAAAGTTTGTAATACTATCAAAATCTATAATATCATCAAATAACACTGAAGCATCTATTCCCATAAAAGTAACTTCTGCACTACATCTTGTATCATAAACATTAGTAAAGGTTATTGTGGTTAAAGGTTCATAATATCCATAATAAATACTAACGGTAGTCCCACTACCTTCATAATATGAGTCTAAATTATCAAAATCTTGTACAGAATCTAAATCAGTAACATCATCTAACAACATTTGTATATAAGTATATTCAGAAGGACTTATATAAATACCTGATCCTGATGCAATCACACTCATAGTATAACCACTGAAATCAGCAACAGATTCATCTAATGTTTGTAGCAAATCCCACCTTAAAATACTAGGGATAGTAGTAATAAGTGAAGCAGCATTCACACTTTCATTACCAGAAGTATCTACAGCTTTAATAAAATAAATACCATCTTGTGCTGCTGGTAATGCTATAGAAGTTCCTTTAATAGTAGCCAAATCTATTGAATTTTCCCAAGTATCATCAATATTTGTGCTATAACGTATTTTATAATAATCCACATCCAGTTCTGGTACTGCTACCCAATCTAATTTTAAACCACCAATAGAACCCTGACTCCAAAAACTTTCTACATCAGAAGGAGGAAGTGTTTTACCATAAATAAATAATGAAGTAGTCAACGCTAAATCAAATTTTTCCAATACATTAAGAGAGTTTCTAGATACAGCTTTAATAGTATACGTTACTAACTCAGTAAGATTTCCTGTTAATTTAAAATATCCAGTGGAACTAACCCCGGCATATCTCCAAGTGGTATTTGAACTGTCTTTGTACCATATCTGTGTTTCTTTATAATAATTAGATAATGGTCTTCCAAAAGATACGTCAATAACTACTTCTGCAACACCTCTATTAAGTTCTAATCTTTCAGATGCAGACAAATAAGTAACAGAACATATTAAAGATAATGTTGAATAATTAGGAGTTGCAAGAGCAGGAGAATCAGTATCACAATTATAGATAGTTGAATTATACTCTATTGCTTTTATTGTATATTTTAAATCAGAAGTATAAGATAACTCTATTACCCTAAAAATCTTTGCATTATTTTGTACTCCAAGAATATAAATATTATCTGAATCAGGAAGAGTCTCAAAAGGGGAAGATAATGTAAAAGTAGATAAAGTTCCAGAGGTTTCCAAGATTGTTTTATCAACTAATGTACCATCTGATAATCTTATCTTGATAACATAAGTATTTCCTTCTACTAATGTTATTTCTTTTTCTAATGTAATAGTATTTGAAGAAGCAGAAACAACTCTACCACCTTCAGACCAAGATGGTACATCATGTTGAACATAAACCAAGTCACCAACAGTACAAGCAACAGCATCAACATCAGCTTCAAATTCAATAGTACGTATTAGGCACTGATTATTATATAACCTATACATACCTTCTCTCCATACCTGACTTGCCTTAGTAACACCAAACAGGTCAATTGTGACTGTATTATTATTATCAGTCATTGCTGAATTAAAGATATTTACTTCATCTTTCTCGTAACCTTTTTCTGAATTTATAAAACTAATTTGTACTTCTGAAGCTCTATCTTCTAAACTTAAGAATGTCTCCTTAAAACTGTCTGTAATTATATTACCCACAGAAAACATTTGTACTGGAATAGAAGGCTTATCTACTATAACTTTTATTGCTATACCATTCCATACTAAAACTGCTCTAGCCATTTGAGCAACTTTAGTTGCAGCTTCCCATAAAGGAGTTTCTGAGTCAAAAGTTCCATTAAACAGCATTCTTCTTTCAGTAACACCGTCTGCCGTCACAAGTTCATCACAAAAATCTGCCCATTCTTTAAAAGAAGTTGTGTCTAGTCTAGATGGGTCTATCCCATCATATCTTGCTATTGTTGTTAGGTCATCATTTATAACAGGTTGAGACAAAACATCATAACAAACCCATGCTGGATTATTACTAAATTCAATTCTCCAACTATCAACATCAGAATAAACAGTACCAACTGTGTAAGAAACATTATTAACTACACCAGATTGTCCTGCTTGTTCCCAATAAGTTTCCCAATTTGCTCCAGTAACAGGTGTTTTGTCTGCTGAACCAACATGAGAAGTGATACATCTATAATTTAATCCATTAGAACCTTTTACTTCATCAGGTCTGTAAGTTCTAACTAATGCTCCATTTACCATACAAGAAAAATCTAAAGAACCAGATAACTGATCCGTAGCCAATGCTTTGATTCCAACTAATACATTCTTTGGGTATTGAAAATCATCTGTATAAACCTCTCTTACAGCAGACACATACATTGCATCTCCATATCTAGCTGAATTATACTCAGTAGTATGCTTTGTTACAGCTACATTGTAGACACCGGGGGTCAAACCACCAATTTTATACGTTCTTCTTATTGCACTATTTTGAGCACCAGTAACAACAGTATGAGTTTGTATTGCTGTAGCATATTTGGTGATAGAATCTCCACACCAATGCCATGTGGGATAAGTCCAAACCCCTATTCCTTCATCATAATAATAAGTTAGATATCCAGCATCATTGTAAACTGGTTGTCCTTCATAATGATCAGCATAAACTGTAGAACCGGGAGCACCAGTATCTAACCAAGTTGAAGTACTAACATTATTTTCTGTATCCCAATGTTGTAACCAATACCCCTGTCTCCATTGACCATAATATTCTATCCAAGAATAAGTAACTGGTGTATTTGTGAGAAAATAATAAACACCGGGATTGGTTGTTATATTAGCTACTGCAATACTAAAAGCTTCACTTAAAGCATCTAATCCACCCTGATCATTACTATAATATAATCCGTTTGGAAATGTTATATCTATCTCTAGCCCATTAAAATCATTCCCTATTGTATTGTAAGATATTGGGCTACCATAAGTAATTTTTCTTGCTAGAGAAAATTCAATCTTAGTATCATTAAAATTTGATATAACTGCTTGATTTAAATATCCCAACCTTGTTTCAATACTAACACTGTTATATTGGTAATATTCCTGATCACTCAACTTGAAATCACTCAAACTTTTTATAGGGCCATAACCTAAACATAGTAATACATTAAGATATTGATTATCACTTATATTTTCTATATAAGTAGAAATAACATTACCAGTAGCTTTCATTGTTCCATATGTTTTAGGTATAACTAATCCCTGCTGTTGAGTGGTTTGGGGATTCCAAGAATAGGTTTGTGATTTGTCATAATCCCCACCACTAAGAATATCTGTAGTTGGGGTTTCTACATGAGGAGGTAATAAAGCATTAACTAAAAGTCCTCCAACCATCATGATACCCATACTAAGCATAGCCCCACCAAAAGTACCAGCAGCAAGAGAAGGGACTATTGGCCCTATTGCATAAGGAGCAGCTATAGCTACAATTGCTAATACTACCATAGCCACAACTCTAAGAATATCATCACCACCACCTTCAATAGTGGGAATGAACAGAATATAGTCATTTGGTACTAAATAAATAGAAGACAGATCATTTTTAGCTATAATTTTCCCATTTAAAGATGTGACAACATCTATATCCATAGGGAAGTGTTTATTACGAAGTTCAAGTAAAGTTTCCCCGTCATAGTCTACTAATGAAGTAGTTCTATCTAGTTTATTAAATGGGTTTTTAATTTTTACTATTCCTACTTTACTTTCCACTTGTAATATCCTCTAATACGTTTACTCCAAAACTCACTATCTAATCTTTCTATTGAAACATTTCTACCCTTCATCATATGAATAAAGGTCTTACAATCTTCCAAAACAACTCCTATGTGAGTTACATAAGGATGTTTAATAGAAAATAATACTAAACAAAAAGCTTCTGGTTTTTCTAACTCTTCTGCTAATTCCTTTCCATCATTAATCATTTTGGCTATAGTACTTCTTTCATCTGGTTCATCATATTCTGGAAGTTCTATACCTAATCTTTTATATATTTCTTTTGGTATCCAGTAACAATTCCTTTCTCCCTTTTCATAGGTTTTACTCATTAAGTCTTTATACAACACGAACTCCTCCAGTAGACAAACCTATATACCCACCAAATCTTCTACTATTTGATTTGTGCTGGCAATCTTCTAAAACCCGTCTACAGGTTAAATCTGTACCAACATAACCACACTCAACACTTCTAAACTTCCAATTACAATGATCTGCTAAATATCTATTTAAAGGAAACCTTTTTCCTAATGGATTTGGTGCTCCTAATACTATAGATACATATTGAGAGTCAGCAGAAGAACTTATTATGTCATAAGTTCTTTCAAGTTCAGCATAATTTTCTTCCAAAAGTCCTGCGTTAACAATTCTAATGATAACTTGCCCACCAATAATACCTTCCAATTCTTCTAAATATGCTTGAACTACTCTTGTTACATTAGAAACTTTTACTGTTAATGTTTGTATTTCTCCTTTACTTGTATCTGAAACTGAATCTAATTCTAATGGAAATGCTACATATTCATATCCACCAAAAGTAACATCTTCATTATTTCTTACTAATCTTAAAGTCCCTTGTTCATCTGGTAATATGATTTCAAACAAAATCAACCAAGGACTCCCAGAACCCAGTTTGTTAGCTTCAATCAATAATGCCTGAGATAGATTTTTCATTAAGGTTCCCTCACCACAATTTCAGTTTTCCACCAACCACCATCAGTATCCAAAACATAACTAAACTTAGGAGGATTCACAAATCTAACTCCATAACTATCACCTGATTGTGGGTGTAC